TATGTTAGTTTTGAATCCAGCTGCTCTTACAATATCATCTATTGATCTACCTGCTGAAGCTATAGTTTTGCTTTCTGCATCATGTGGTAAGTGGATAGTGTCGTAGAAATAGCCAAATTTTTGCATTTCCTGCAAATAATGGGTCATAGTTTTTTGCGTATCTTGCAAATATCTAATCAATCTTGTTTCCATGCCTACAAATTGCACAAACCAAATAGCTGTGTGATCTGCCCATCCCAAGTCAAATACAGCATGAACAGGTTTAGTTGCATCGTATGGGACTCGTGTAATTCTTCCGGACAGCTCTGCCATATTCATTTCATTAGCAAAGATAGCTCCATCAACTGTGAGTCGGCATAGACCTTCCCAAACGTTGTTATAGGCTTGTAAATCTCTGCTTTTAAGTGAATCTTTTTCTAATCGTAGCGTTTCAGGAAACCATGGATTGTCATTCCAATTAACTCTTTGCACTACAGATTGTTCAGGTGGATTGACCACGAATCTTTGATATGTTTCATCGGATTCTAGTTCAGGATTAAAAGTAATCCATATTTCTGATTTTTCTTTACGGATTGTAGGAATAAGAACATTCCATGAAGTTTTAGATACAGTTTGTGCTTCCTCTACCCAGCAGATGTCTATACCCTCAAACGACTTAACATTCGCTATGTTGTTCTTTAAACCTACGAATGAGAATTCTGATCCGTTTAATCCTCTAATTGTGGCTTGGGTAATCTCATAGAATGATTGTAAGCCCATCTCTGCAATTTGATCTGATAAAAGTTTATGCACAGAATCCTTCATAGAAGTCATAAACTCTCTAGCGCATAATACTCTGATTGGCTTTCTTGCACCTAAAATGAGCAAAGCTCGTGCAACACCCCAAGACTTTGCACCGCCTCGACCTCCATATAGGACTCGATAACGTGCTTCTTTTGGTTCAAATAGACATTCAAGCTTTTGAGGGAACTGAACCTTCCCTATCGCTTCATTTAATTGTTGGTCATTCACTAGGTTTTACAAACGTAACTTCAATCCCTGTCAACAATGGACTTCCTTCAGCTCCTGTAATCTCTTGGAATTGAATTGCTTTACCATCCAATCGATCCACTACCTCTTTAACAGCCCAAGGTTCTCTTGCAACTGCTGCTTCAACTAAACCTTCAACGATTGAGGGAAGTTTGTCAGGATTCTGAACAATGTGTTTGCGTAAGGCATCATAGAACAGTTTTGCCTTAACTCCATTTTGATTTCCGAAAGGTGCGCCTGCCATAATTGGGTCAATAATTAACTAATTGATTAAATTATATTATACAGTTGGCTCTTCAGGCAACGGATCAGCTTTAGCGTTCTCTTCAACTTTAGCCTTTTCAGCCTCTTGTTGTTCTGCTATTTGTGGGATTGCTTGACCTTTAATCTTTGCGACAATAGGTTCAGCGTGTTCCATTGGTAATTTATAAAGACCTGCTACTACTAATTCTGCTTCTTTGATTTCAAGTTCCAACTTAATGGCCATGATAGTATCCTTTGTTAGTTATTTAGATTTCTTCTTTGCTGCTTCACGCTTTACTGAATAAGCTATTGCTACTGACTGCTTAATCGGTTTTCCTGCTTTAATCTCTGCCTTAATGTTTGATGTAAACGCTTTAGGGCTTGTTGATTTCTTTAAAGGCATAATTTTACTCCTTTTCCTCTATAAAACATACGTCTTGCCATGACATGAGTAGATGTTTCTCGTTATTGTGCATGACAGGTTGAAATTTAAGATATTCGTCTTTACCCATAACGCCAAATCTGATTCGGTCACCTATGGATACAGGCATAATATCATACTTGCCTTCCTTAATCTTTTTGCCAGGGCCTACAGCTACTACTTCGCCTGTATTGTATTCCTCGTGCATAACAAAGCCAGGGATAACTGACTTTTCACGTTCAATGGGTTTTACTAGGATTTTATCGCCAAACGGTTTGATTATCATTTCTTGATCCTTTTAGGTTTATTCTCAATTTGAATAGGTTTTGACTCTAATAGGTTTTCAGTAATAATGGGTTCAGGGATGATTTCGTCTTTAGTTCTTGCTACGTTAGCAAAAATGTATTCACCACACCAATCGCTGGGTGATTTGTTAAGTGTTCGAGGGTATCTATGACAAGCGCCTAATTGGCCACCTGTAATAAAGAATTTACAAGACAAACAAGTGTCTGTAGAATTTGATGTAGCCACTTAATAAACCTCCATTATTATTTGGTTAGAATTCCCAATCAATACTAAGGTTGATTGGGTTTTCGTTTAATTACTTATTTAGAATAAGTGTTTCTTTTGTGATCGTAGCAAACTTTTTCTGAACTACCACCTTTAAATTGCTTATCAGCACCTGTAGCATCCATCTTACCCATACCAACGCCACCTTTTACTGATCCTTTTCTTTCACCTGTAGTATCAGAAGCTAGAACGCCTTTAGGCATTTTCTCACCTGATGCACCTGGTGTATATTTTTCTTTATCTTTCATACCCATGATAAGTTCCTTATTTTAATCTTAAATTTAGCTAAATTTTCACAAGTTATTTAGACTCGTGAGTCTTTATTTTAGCAGAAAAATAAGCTTTAAGTATCTTTATTTCTTCTATACCAATCTTTATTGTGTCGTTATCAGATTCGAGTGTTTCAACAGCGTGTATTCCAATTTTTCTAATAAGTCCGAGTCGGTATCGGATGAGGTTACCAGATAAATGGGTGTTACAGGCGCTGCATTGTCTGTGGCAGTTCTGCTCGTTAAATCGAAGGTGTCCTGCACTTCCAATGCTTCTGTAATGGCCTGCATGATATGCGTAGGCACTCTTTGACCCACAACTAATACAACCGTCATCTTGATCCCTTAATCTTATATATTTATTGAATACTACTTGTGTGTCTTTTAACCAATCGGATCGACTTTTTAATTTTAGCCTGGCTTCTTTAACTTCTTTTCTAACGGTTTTAATTCTTTTAGTCTTTGATAGCTCTATTGCACATTCCCATCCACAAACTTGCTGAAGTGGTTTAGTTGGCTCAAATACATTCTTACATATCTTGCACTTTTTAGGGCGCAATTGTAAACCATCCTGTTGCAATGTATTTGTTTGTTGAATATACAGGATTACCTCTATGGGTATGAGTAAAGCTAGCAGGAAATATACATAATAGACCAGCTTTAGGTTTTACTTTGGTTGCTTGCCATAAAAACTCTGTTTCGCCTTCACCTTCAGGAATATCATTTAAATATAAAGTCCAAGCTAATATTCTATGACACACCAATGGATTGTCAGCTTCACAATGAAATTCATGGTATCCGCCTTTAGGTTCTGTTCTTTGAATCTTTACTTCGTTTGAAGTTAAATGTATTCCGTTTATTACAAAATATTCATCATAATATTTATTTAATGATGATTGCAATGCTTGATTTACGATAAGAGTTATATCTTTATGATAAAAATGAGCAAAAAATGATGTATCCAATCTTTTTAATTTGTTTTTAAAATGATCTTCGCCACGATGTATTGTATTTGGCTGATTTAAATTAACAACCTTTTCAAATTCATCAATAATATATTGACATTTTTCTTTTGATAAAACATTTTCGTATTGTCCAATAAAATCACTCATGATATGCCTCTGTAAATCTTACTCCTAATTCTGCACCATAAGCGTATATACTTTCTATATACAAATTAAATCCATGCTTGGTTAATTTTTGAGTTGATCCAATCAACACTCGTCTGCCGTCAGGCGTTTCTTCGTATTTACGATAGCCTTCTTTAACTTGTTTAGGATCAGGAAAGTCAGGTAAGAATTTTTCTTTGAAGTATTCGTGCCATATTAAAGTTGAATATTGTCTGCCATGAACCCAAGCTTGTGTAGCTATATCGTTTAATGGCCCAGCCCACATTAAAGCATTAGCGCTTAATGATCTACCTTTTTGTTCTTCACGAATAATAACTTCTAATGGTTTGTCTGAATCTATTGGTGCATTTTGTATTGCGCTTATAGCTGTGTCTATTTGAAGCTTGCCAATAAGACGAATAGTTTTAGTTAAATATTCTGTTCTCATTTGTTTCTTCTTTCATAATCATCACGACAATCTAAATTGCAAAATCTTATTATAGATTTAGCTCCACAATTTAAACAAATACCAACGTGCTTGTAATTCATATTTTTATCTCTAACGTGCTTTATTGCAGCGTCACGATATTGTTCTTCAAGCTCGCTGGCTCTGTCAAATTCATCCATGTTAAAAAGGAATATCAGATTCCATGTCATCAAAGTTAGCTGGCGCAGATGTTTTAGCAACTTCTTTTGCTTCATCACGACCACCTAACATTTGCATTTGATCTGCAACAATTTCTGTTGTATAACGATCCTTTCCTTCTTTGTCTTGCCATTTACGAGTTTGAAGTCTGCCTTCAATGTAAACAGGTCGGCCTTTTTTTAAATATTCTGCTGCTATTTCAGCTAGCTTTCTAAACATTACAACATTAACAAACTCTGATTTTTCATGTTTGTTTCCGTCTTTATCTTTCCAATTTTCATTGCATCCAATAGAAAAATTAACTACTGCGTCTTGATTTGGTAAATATCTTAATTCAATATCTTTTGTTACATTTCCAATAAACATACATTTATTTAAACTCGCCATGCTTCGCTCCTCTGTTGTGAATAGATGTGACATTAGATAATATATATTTTTTACCCATTTGTCTTTTTAAATTTTGAACCTCAATATATCTTTTTTCACAAAATAATATGTCTTTTGTGGTAATAGAAATATTAATTCCGTAAAAGCTATGTAGTAACACGAGTCACCTCACCTGTTGATTTGTCAAGCTCATATTCTGCCAATGAATCTGAATTTGTTTTTTGATTTTTAATACGTTGACCAAATATCTTTTCAAAATTCTCATCGAACTTTTTTTGATCGATTGATCTATACATATCACCTTTACCAGCTTCATGCGCCATATCATATGTTTTATATTCAAAATTATTATCCATTATTCATCCTCTAGTTTAATTTTGCCTATGTATTTCCATTTGTCATTATCTAATGGTATGGTAGATAGTTCATAGTTATCATCTAAATATACATACAAATATTGTGGCTCTTTAGGTTGTGGTTTGATGCGATATTCCCAATCATTATCACCAAACACAGAAATAAATTCTATTGTTACCCAATCTGACCAAGTTTCATCTTTACGCTTCCATCTACCCTCAACTATTTCACCATCAGCCCATGCGTGTATTTCCTTTGCCCATTTATGTTGTGCCATTTTCAATCACCTTTTCAAAACAATTCCATAAGTCATCATATTTAAGTTGATAAAGTTTAATAAGTGCATCTATCCTATC